CTTTCATAACGTTATGTTTTAATTATTAATCTTATCCCAGAGAGAGCCCTCAACTTGAGGTTCCTCTAAGGATTTTTTATTCTTATTTTTATATAAATACTTATTATACCTTTCTACTGCTTTATCAGTATATAATTGAGCAATATCGGGTAGACCATTACACCATGCTAAGGATTCAAACTGAGCATCTATGAAATCCTTATAATCCCAACCTTCTTCCTCTAGGAATGCTGCTACATAAGCGAAGTGAACATACTTCTCAGGATTCTTTTCATAGGATTCATATATACCAGTTGCCTTAGCAATCTTACTTACAAAGTAATCATGTACCTTAGCAGTAAGTTCTAAATCTGCTGACTGTAATTTAATCTCAGCTTCGGTTTGATTAGTAATGTTGTCCTGCATGGATATTAACCTTTGCATAACATTACGATAATCTGTCATCCTCTTTAAACCAGTCTCAATGTATTTAATAAATCCTTCCCGAGTATCAAATTTAAAATCCTCACAAAAGGTATTACATATCTCAGCAAGCTTTTTACAATTTGCCCATTCCCTTGTATTACTTTCGTTTATTTTACGAACTCCTCTATGCTTAAGCTTTATACGAGTAGCATATAATATATCGGCAACAAGAGTAGCATCTCCTTTAGATGCTAGTAATATGTTATTAACTCTCTTAGTATTCTTATTGTTAGAAACTAAGACTGCTCTATGATTTATTGCCTCCTTACGAGCAATAACAAAAAAAGCCTCAACTGGGAAGTTATCTACCTCTAAGGTATTTAATATTTCCTCAAATTGAGACTTAGTAATGTGAATACTGGGTTCTCTCATTTTTTCTTACTGGAATAATCAGAACATGTTACAATTGCAGATACCCAAATCAAAATCCAGATACCTATACCTATATACCCTATTACACCAAACTTATCTAACCAGTAGATAACTCCAAAAAATATACAAACTATAATAGACATACTAATCAATATCCCAAATAGCTTGATAAAAACTATAGTCCAGGTTTTCATAAATTCTTTCATATCCAATTATTATAAGTTATATAATATAATAGGTAATCCTTACTCCAAAGAGTTTCGGATTTGAATTAAATCTTGATAACTTTGATACCTTGTTTGATATACTAACCTAAGAGTTTCCTTTCTCCCTAAATCGTTTACATCTTTTCCTTCTGGTAAAAACACCACCTTGACTTTTTTATAGGCAACAAGTTTGAGCGCAAGATTGATTGCGTATTTCTTGGCGTCTGGGTCCAGCAATATAATGAATCTTTCGCATTGGGATTTAAGTAATTCATTGACTTGATATCCAGATATAGCTTTACCCATTGTGGCAATTCCTCTATCTCCAATAGTAAGGGCATTGAGTGCACCTTCACAGATGTATACCGACCTATACATCTCCAACGCATCATAATTAAATATGATAAATTCTTTGCCAACTCCTGTGATATCTTTGTTAGGGTTGTTATACCGAGGACCTTGCCCGATAACATTTCTCGCGTTATAATATCTAAGTTGTCCTCTGTAATAAAAGGGTATAATGAGGTACCCAAAGTAAGCCCCCTTCGTCGCATAGCCAACTCCATGCTTAGACAACTCAGAGATGACAAAGCCACGGCTCTTGACATATCCTCTAATGCTTTTTGCAACTTGTGACTGGCCAATGTTAAGGATTCTAAATCCTTCGGGTAAATACAAAGGTTTGGCTTCTGCAAGTTCAACCTTTTCTTCGTGAAATTCAAGCTCATCAAATTGTCCATTGTTTAAGAAGTTAATTAATTCATGGTATGTTTCGAATCCTTCTATATCCATAACCAACTGTGAAGGATTCGGATGTTCATTACATCTGAAGCAATTGGTTCTATACATTGATAAGTTAACTCCCATTTTTAATTCCCTATGACAATAAGGGCATACTGGGAGTTTCATCCAGCCTCTTCGATATTCAAAAGCACCTAACCTCTTGATAAAATAGGTTTTTAACTGGGATTTAAATTTATTAGTAATTTTCATCTATGCCTAACTATATTTAACCTACGTAAGTAATTATTTAAAGTGGTATGCCCTATAGAATATTTGTTACATATATCTCTAACTAACATACCTTCTTGATAATCATTCATAATGTCTTGGTATATAGCTTTAAACTTATAATTTCCAAACTTAGGTTTACTCTTTAAATTTATAATACGAGTAATAGCTGAATCAGAAATCCCAAATTTCTTTTTAAGAATCGACCGGGGTTTACCAAGATTATACTCATAAAGTAAACAGTTGATACTAAATTCGTCAAGTATATCTCGACCTCCTGGTTTAAATCTACCATCTTGAATACACTGTTGGGTATTTTCTTTATAAGTACCCCAATATAAATTCTCTACCCGATTATTAGTCCTATCATTATCTTTGTGACACACACAGGGTTTATTCTTGGGATTAGGTATATAAGTCATAGCTACTAATCTATGTACTGAATAAGTCGAACCTTCTATCTTGACTTTTAAATACCCTCTAATTAATCTGGGTTTTAGTAAGATATTATCTTTAAATACATTACCGTCTCTTGTTATTGTTATTTTCATACTCTCTTATAGCTTTCCTAATTACTCTTCGAAGTTTCTTTAAATCCTCTAAATCTAAATCGTTGATACAAGTGGTTTGCCAACCATTATGGGATATTTCTAAAACTACCCCATCAGACCATCTATCTTTTACTACCTCTACTTTCTTTGTTTTCATAACTGTTATTTAATATATTACGAATTACCCTATCACCAACTCCAAATCTCTTTCCTAGAACCCTTAATAAAGTTTTGTTTACTTTCCATTTAGTAAACCCTAATTGGATTAGTTCAGATAGTAATGTATTATAATAAGCTTTTACTTTAGGTATATCATTTAAGTTTAATTTACGATGTATATTATCCTTACCCATTACTGAAATCAGATTATTACCATCCCTGATAGATTGGTGTACATTTTCTTTCTGGGTACCCCATTTTAGATTCTTATAATAATTATTATAAATATCGTTATCTAAGTGCATTACTACAGGTAAATTATTGGGGTTAGGTACATAAACAGTAGCTACTAATCTGTGAACAAAAATCTTTGTAGACTTACCATCCCTATAAAGGGATACACTATAGTATTTGGGACGTTTCTTTGGTATTAGTGGGGTAAACTCATTACTTAATTTACCCCTACTTCCTCGGACATATCTTGAATATACGCTCCCAGTTTTAGAAACGTAGTATCCCATAAATCCTGGTATATTATCTTTCATTATATATCTCCTTGCTTTTTGTTATATTTCTCCATATTAGCATCTGGGTTACTAGAACTTTTTAGAGAATTATCCAGTTGTTCTCCATATACCCTGTCATATTCTTTTCGTTGTTCTCTAGTAAATTCGGTACACCGTTGAGTTTCTGTAGAGCATTTAAAAAGAGCTCTACCTGATGGTAGACCATCCCTTTGAACCACTATCTCGGCCCTTAATATATCATCCCTTTCTTCTTGTTCTGTAGCATTTAACCCCATAATTACTTGAGCATTTCTTACTATGGCTATAGAACCAGATATATCATTTTCATCATATCTGGTTTTTCTATGTTTTTTACCCTCTCTAGTAATATGATGTGCAGTCCAGATTATATCAAGTTTCATTTCTTCGGCTAAGTTACTCAAGTCTATATATACATTAGATATTCTTTCGAAATCTTCCCTATCACCAGCTATTGATGCAAGCTTACCAGCGTAGTCAACCATAAGAACTTTAATATCAATTCCTTGATTACGGAGTTGGATTATCTTTTCTCTTATATAAGTGGTATTAGTAATCATTGCTGGTACACGCTCAACCACTAATTCAACTCCAAACCTTGCAAGTTTCCTTAAATGCTTTGCCTCAAGTTTATCATATTCACCCGAGTATAATTCCTTCTTGGTTTTATTAATACTGGATTGAATGAAACGGTCCATAATTTGTTCTTGGCCATTTTCTGTATCAATATATAATACTGACTTCTTCATTCTGAGATAACCTCTTGCAAGGTTTACCATAAAGAAGGTTTTCTTTGCCTTGGGTTTATCTAGTATCACATTAACAGAATGCTCTGGATAACCTCCTGCATTAGTTAGTTCATTCAACTGCCTAAATGGGCAAGGTATAACTGAAGGTTCTGATTGTCTTCTAAACTGTCTCTCAGTAATATCCCGAATCATATATAAGGGTTCATCCTCTTTCTTAGGTTTACTTTTCTGAAGTACCTTTTCAATCTTCCTCGAATATTCTTCGTATTGTTCGAAGTTATCCAAATCAAAGGAATCATTTAAGTTCTTCATCTCAACATAAGTAGAGAACTGATATATCTTTTCTTTTATATAATCAGAATCCGATAGGGGTATATGATAGAGATTACTTATTAGTTTATTAATATTGGGTATATCATCTTTAGTTACCAAATCCACATAGGTTTTAGATTCTAGTAACTCTTTTAATACTTCCTTTAAGATATTCTCGGAGGGCATTCTGCCTTGCTTCTTAAAATATTTTGATATACCCTCGAAGATAAGGGAGTGTTCTATGAGAACCAGGTAATTGGATTTAATCCTTTTGAGTACTAATCCTCCTTCCTTATCTCTTAAAACAAACCGGAGTATCTCAAGTTGGAAATCCGGTGTAAAACTAAATTTGATGTTGTCTTTAAATTTCTTCATATCTATATTGCAATATTATATAAACTAATAGATTTTGATAGTACCGAGATAGTTCTAAGTATGTTGACATCTATCTAGAAACTACTAATCCACTACCTTAAGCTCCCGAATATTTAATATTATTATTTTATATAAGAAAAAATACTTATATTTGCATAACGAATATTTAAAAACATGGGAAAAAGTAAAGGAAATAACGGTTCAGAGCTTCATCGATTAAAACCTATGCAAGAATATGATGAAGCTACTTTCAACAGACTTTATAAAGTTTGTAAGCCAGTAATTAGAAACCTTACCAGACAGATTGATTATAAACGGTTTAATCTTACACCGGATATTATCCAATCTTATTTCTGGGATAAGATGTTATTTGTTTTCAACAAATACTATGGTGAATGTACTAAAGAACATCTCAAAGCAAGAATCCTTGCTTCCTTGAGTACATTTAAAAATAAATTGCTTCGTTCTGCATACGGAGAACAAGCAGAGTATAATCAAAGCCTCTTTAAACTGGATGATTTATTCGATAATGACAAAGAACTAGAAGATGATAGTGAAGAAGAGAAAGCTAAATCCGAAATGATAGATATGATGTATACTTATATGAAAGATAAACTTTCTCCGGATGCTTATCTTTTATTCGAAGTATTAATTACTCCTCCCCCCTTCATTAAAGAGAGACTCGGAAATAGTACAAGGATTACTAATATAATGCTCATAGAATTCTTCGAAATGCCTAAGACTAAGGAATCCATGAGATATATTTCTGAACTTAGACAGGATATACAGTATTGGGAAGATAGAGCTAAAGAAGAACTTAGATATTAACACAAAAGAAAAGGGACGTTTCCCAACGTCCCTTTCCGAGTGTTTACTCTAAACAAACTATGCAAAACAAAAACAAAACAAGGGTTTACTTAGACAATACAAATAATACACATGAGTTATATTAACAACTAATTACGACCTATGATATTTTTTGAATATATCTTAAAGTAATAGTCGGTGGTAACTTTTCGATAGTCAAGGTATCTACCGAAGTCTCTTGTAGGAAAGATTCCCCTATTAAATTCCAACTTACTACAATAGCACCATCTTGAATACCCTTGGTGGGAGTCCCTCTACCGAAGTCTCCATTTAAACCCGTTTCTCTATTAAAGAAAGATTGGGGTCTAACATTCTCCCAGTTATTGGCATCATCCTGTTTACCTTTAGATACACCGAGAGCATGCCTATGTCTTGGTAAATCATCGCCTTTCAATTTAATAACAAAGTTACCTTTAGTGGGAGTATAGAAATCCCCAATATTCTGTAGCATCATCTCGTCTCCAATTTGAATACCTCCGGCCTGATATCCTATTACTATCCTACCTGAAGCCTTTGTATATTCAGCCCATCCTTCAGGGATTACATCGGTTTCCCATAAAATTATTGAACCTATGGGTAAACTAGCAGTATTCAAAGAATCAGAGAATTCCTTTCGGAGAGCTTCTAGTTGCCCATCAATGTATTGCTTAATATTCAATAGATTCCCATTTTCATCCTCTACCGGAAACCCAGTATTCATTTTCTCTACTTTAGTTATGGATTCTTTCATCATACTGTGAGTAGCAGTAGTATATGGGATCTCCTGGAATTTGCCCTGATAGGGTACAATAGCAAAGTTCTCATTTCTTTTAGTCATAGCATCTGTACCCTTACCATATATCCCAATAAGAACAACAGAATTCTTATTGTTAGAATAATAAGGGCAAGCAGTCTCTACCATCTTTAGAAGATTACTAAGAGTCATACTATAATCCGAATAAATATCATTATTAAGTACATTGGGATTACGATTCTCTTCAGAAATTGGGTAGTATATATCTAGAGATTTTTTATATAACTCATAGAAACTTTCTGAAGATTCATTCCAATAAGCTACAAAATCTACTGGATTATCTACGGGTTCGGAGATAGTAGTGTGTACTGCAAACAGTAATACTTCATCGGTGGACCCTTGGGTTCCCTGAATATTCTCGATGGTCAATGTTTGTTCATCAGAGATAAATATATAGCCATCTCTTGAAATACACCCAAAATTTATATCGGGTAATTCTCCATCTTCAGAATCTTTAGACATATACCTTGCTGTAATCCTATCCTTAATTACATTAGCAAATTTACTACCAGAAACTCCCTGAGGAGAAACAACCAATTTATTACCATTTATGGTGGCTGAGCCAAATCCACAGAATGGCCCCAAACCAGAAGGGGCAGCAATTGCTTCGGCTGCTTCCTTAGATTTGATTATACCTTCATACTTAAAGTACGTTTTCATTGTTTTTTGTATTTTTTAAAGTTATTCTTTTGTTCTGCCATATCCCTGAAAGCTTCTCCGAGTTCATTAAATTTGAGAGTTAACAGCTTAAAGATTATCTTCCAGATACTATATTGTTTTTTAATGCCATGTATTTCACATATATGCCCATAGATACTATCTATTTCGAAGCAATAGCATAATACCATTATAGTAATGGATACTCCTATGGGATCTACTCCATAGGGTTCTCCAATAGCTTTCCCAATTACAGCCCCAAGTAAGATATAACAAATATAATCAACCAGCTTATTTAGGGTTCTCCTACCGGCCTTTGACTTTCGAATGACTATATCTTGTACTCTACTTGCAGATATACCAAACCATAAATCTGAAAGTATCAATATTATGGCAAGTAATATCATCCACCTAAGATCATAAATAATTTGGGTACATTCTCCAAATAAACCAATCATTGAAGTCTTGAACAGAGATTGAGTAGTAGTCTCTGTTACATTGTCTATTGCACTCTTTATCATACTTCTTCAATTTTCCACATTTGATTACTATAAGTGGTAATGGTAAATGTCTTCTCAGAAGTGTCATTTGATTCCCATTCCAACTTTTGAGGATTAACGCTTAATAAGTCAGCATCTACTACCGTAAACTTAGCCCGTACCGAAGTATCGGCAACTGATTCAAAAATGTATTCTCCAGCGGTAGCCGTAGTAAATTCATATCCGGCTCCACCAGCATCAAAAGTAGTTACTTTGCCAACTTGTCTAACTCTACTATCGAATTCAGCTCTATTAGAACTACACCTAATTAAACAATATACTTGTTTAATGGTACCCTTTAATTCGGCATAACTTGGGTCAACGGTTAATTCTATAATAGTAGGGTAATCTTCCAATATTACTTGACACCTTAATGAAGAACCATCATCTGCCACAAAAGTATAAGTACCTGCTTTAGTTAATACAATCTCGGATTCAAGATTATAGGTTTCCCCAGTTTCATCACAAGTTGCAGTACCACTTACATTGACCCCGTTTTTCATTTCTTCAAGGCTAAATTTACAAGCTGATACTTCATCCAATAACTGATATACTGCATAAGTATCATCAATTTGGCTTTCGGGTAATGACCAGTTAGGTTCTTTCCACTTTGAATCTGAAGGATCTGAAGGAACTATCTTTAGTTTGTTCTGATATACAACTGGGGTATTCTTAACTACCCAAGTAGTCTTTGCAGTTGGGTAGGCTACAGATTGGAAAGTATAAGTACCTGCTCTATTAGTAGTATATACATACCCGTTTTCAGCATTGAAGGTTTCCCCAGTTTCTACTACTTTAACTTGGTAATCATCACCATTACCCGAAATACATTGTATTATTACGGTAGTTTTTGCAGAACCGTTATATAGAGTAGATGTAGATGGATTAATACTGATCCTATATATAGCAGTTTTACCTGAAACTACTTCAAAGATACCCACACCTTCATCAGTTTCTCTTTTATCTAAAGTACATTTGAATTTATAAGTACCATAACTGTTAGCAATAAATTTATCCCCATTCTTGAAAGTCTTAGGATTACCTATTAACCTACAATATAATTCTCCAGTAAATGACTCTGGGTAATTTGAAGTTATGGTTAAAGTAGTAACTGCATCCTTCATAGTTTGATTATTTCCAACTCTAAATTCTGAGGGTGTACATCTTACCTTATAAGTAACTTCTTCTTGGGTTACTACAAATGAAGTTTGTTTTACAGGAAATTCCACAATCTCAAAAAAGTAAGTACCGGGTTTTGTAAATTCCCAAGTTGAGCCCGATATTTTTACTTGATCGGTACCCACTAATCGAACATTACAAAGTTTCTCTGTCCCTTTATAGGATACTCTAGCTATCACCCTTGTACTAACCTTTAAAGTAGTTGGGGTTATTTTACCAGTTATGGGCTCACAAGAAATAATATATGAACGGTTATAAGTTTCCTGCCTTACGGTAATTTGGGTTATCTTAGAATTATCCCCAACGCTTCGAAAGTAATAAGTACCAGCCCTTGGAATATTAAATACCGAACCACTTTCATGTTTAGTATAACCCCAGTTAATTCTATCACTCGATATTTGATATCTCAAATCTGCATTCATCCAATCTGAGGTTACAGTTACCAATACTGGTACTTCATATACTTCTGAAGTAACTAAGTTGGGCTGGTCTGGGTTTACCAACTCGGCCTTAATCGAATACCCATCATTTACTACAAAACCGTAATCTATAGTGAAGGATACATGATAAGGTATGAATCTAGTAAAGAAACTTTCTACGGCTTCCCTAAATTTTTTAAAAGCCTCGGAATTAGAAGTATACCCATGACCAGTAAGTTTAAAACTTACGGAAATACATTGAGAACAATCGAAGGTGTTATCAAAGGTATATTTACTATCGTACTGATAGTATTGGTCAAAGTGGGGATGACCTTTTATCCAACCATCATACCCATCGGCTTTTGCTGGGTCTGTTATTACACAGGTTAACCCATATAACCTCATCATGATCTCGAAAAATTCTGATGTACCCCTTATTTTGAAAAGAGATACCGAATATCTCAAGATGTTTCTTACCTGAGTACTAGTTAAAGTAAAAGGTCCCTCTTTGGGTATTATCCAAAGCTTTGATAACTCCTGGAGTTTACTATCCGAGTAGAACCCATTAAAGTACTCTGCCCATTTCTGTGCATCTATCGTGTTCCCATAAGCAAAGGGCATTTCTCCAAGAAATTGCCAAAGGAAATTGAGATACATATCTGGGGTTTTATCTATATCGATAATATCCAATATATTCTCAATATCCTTTGTAATATAATCTTCAAAATGCTCTCCACAAATTTCTAGAAACCTCTCTAAGATGCCTTTACCATTTACCTTATAAGTATCTTGGTCCTTATATTCGAATGGTAAAAAGTCGATTAGATTTTTGAGGTTTATCATTATACTATTTCGTTAACTGTTAATGTTAATTGTGAAGCATTCTCGAATACTGGCAAATTAAAGCCAGGGTCTTCATAATCATGGTTTGGTTCAGATACTGTAATAGAATATCGATAACCTGATTGATAGCTATTGTTTTGGATATCCAATGAGAAATCAAAACCATTAGCTTTATCTATAATCTGAATAGAGCTACCGACTGAGCCAGTAGTTACATAACCATTCGATACTGAACGTACTGTAAAAGTAGTTGAGGAATTGAAGGTTATGTAGTAAGTCATAGAACCCTTTGCCTTGTTCAATTTAAATTGGCCAAGGTTTAATTCCTTATTACCATAAATGGTAGTAGGCCAGGGTTTAATATAGAACTTAGTAAGGTGAAGGTAATCTACGGTTGATAGATTATCTATCAGGGCATAGATATCTGATACTCTTACGCTTCCTCCTATTTGAGCTTGCTCCGGAGAATAGGCATTATATAAAGCCGTAAGAATTTGAGTTTGTATCTCTGGAGTCTTATAAGACTTCTTACCAGTAACTTCCATCTCTAGAATAATCTGAACCTTGCCTGCAGATTTAACCTTTAACCAAGTAGTCATAGGTGCTCTTTGAGATAATAGGTTGTATACCCTATTTATTAATTCAGAAGAAGCAACAGCTCCACCATCAGGACTGATATATACTGTAAGCTTTCTACCACATTCATAATCGGCTTTAGCTTTGTTTACCCCATCAACCAACATAGCCAAACTTTCGAAATCCTCTTTGGTAATTGCTACTCCCAAAGTCTTTACACTCAAAGGTATATGTTCCTTAAGCATTATAAAGTTCTCATAGTTTGAACCACCTCCAGCATCATAAGCATTACTTACTGTAGCATCAGTAATTGAAGAAGAGATTATTGAGGGTACAGAAGTAATGGTATTACTCTTTACATTACCTTGAGTACCATTAGTTAAGTAGAATACTACATTGGTTATTTTTGCACCTGCTGCAGGTTTCTTACCGAAGGTTCCATCCCCAAACATTATGTAAGGGTTAAGAGCTTCATCTACTGAAACCATAAAGTGTTTATCCGTTGGCTTTGATTTTGCAAAGGTATCTACCAATACCCAAGTTTCTCCACCTATCTGTAAAGACATAGAGCCCTGTTCATAGTACTTACCATTAGGCAATGTACCAAGGTGAACTATTACCCTGTCTCCAGTAGGTATTAGCATATTATTAAGAGCACTTGCAGTATATTTCTCATGTTGAATTATAGGTACTTTACATGTGGTTACATTTGAATACCAAGTTACATCTCTAGCAGATAACCAAGAGTTACCACTGGAATCCATAAATAGAGTTCCTTGAGGTATGGTTAATTTAGCTCCAATGGAATTACCAGTAATACTTCTGGATAAGATTACATCTACTGTAGCAGCAATCGCTGCTCGAGCATGATAATCTACCAGAGCTCCATGTTTAACTACCGAATCATACCTTCTTGCAGTAGATAGGAAGGTTTCCCTTGCCATATTATCTACATAATAGTGAAGTACTTCGGCAATTGCCGCAAACAATGAGAGGATGATAATTAAGATATTCCCCTCCGAATAATCCGTTATGAGTTTCTGACCCTGAGGGTCTTTAAGCCCCATAAGGGATTCAACCAGCTTGGCCTTAATCTGTTGATAAGACCTCTGGTATGGATTAAGCCATTTATTTGTGATTCCCATATTATTGTGTATTTAATGAATTATCTGACCTATCATAGGTGATATCGAGGTACTGACTAGAATTTGTTCCATTTATTACATAAGCTACTTCTATGTGTATTTTTGCATCAACTCTAGTAACTGTGATATTTTGGAAGGTTATTCTCTGTTCCCATGCACCTATGGCTTGTTTTAAAAACTCTTTAATTATAAAACTTAGGGCTTGTGAGTTTGGTTCCTCAATACATTGCCATAGTTTACTACCAAAGTTTTCCTGTCGAAATCTCTGACCTATCATATAATACAATATAGAACTTATATTATCCCTGATAAGTTTAAAATCCCCGTTTACTGGGTACCAACCTCTTTCCCCATTTTCATTAGTTGTAAGTTGGATAGGATAAGTTACACCTATACCAACTAAGTCTGTAAAGTAATTCTTTTCCATTAGTGTATGCAGGTTTTATCCTCATAATCGTCTACAACGAATTGTGAGAAAGGTTTAGTTATTTGAGTTAAAGTTGGGCCAGAAGAACCTGGCCCAGTAGTTACACCTGAGTGTACATGAGAGTTGAACATACTACGAAGTTGTTCTAGTTCTTGAATAGTTTGATTTAGTTTTTCGGTTAGTTGGGCAATATTGATTAACCCATGATTTTCTCCAGTATTTAATATAATGGTATCACCTGAGGATATATTGATATCTTTATTAGCTGATACTATTACGTTAGATTCAGAATAAACCGATACGTCCCCATTAAAGTAGAGATTTAGTTTCCCATTATCATCGTCTATTATAATGAGGTTACCTTCAGGAGTAACTATCCCCATTTTATTTGGACCGTCTAATGGTTGAGGTACTTGATTCATACCCCAACCATGGTATTCCCATAATGGTTTAGTAGGGTCACCAAATTCAAAAGTAATGAATACTATATCTCCTACCTTAGGGGCTAAGAATTTAAACCCACTACTTATTGAACCATGTTGGCCTTTCGGTAAAGCCCAAGCAAAGGTACCTCCCATTACTTCTGGTATACATACTTTTACCCTATTCATCTTCTTTTCGGTATCATTATTATCAACAACTATACCTCGGTATATAGAGTAGTATCTTCCAAGACCCTCTAATCCTTCTTCTGTTATTATCTTTGCAGTTTCATAGCCCATAATTACCTCGCTTCCTTATTCTTGATATATTCTTTGAATCTCTTTATGGCTACTCCCATATAATCGAATTTAACCCAATAATCATCGGGTACTTGAATATCTTTGATGGTTATCTTTCCGGGTATTACCTTACCTGAAGAAGTAGTTAAACTACCAGAGCTTACAGCTATACCTTCTGCTTTCTCGATTGGAGTCTTAGCTAATACTTCAGTATAGTAAGCCTTCTTTCGAGCCATCTCATCCCTACGTTTAACATCCAATACGTTTCCTTCCTTATCCATAATACCAGATTCAATGAAATAGGCCACCTCATTGTAAGTCCAACTCAAATCTAATTCATTGATATTACTTAAAGCTTTCTTATCTTTACCCTTAGAGGTTACAGCATTAGCTTTAGCATCATTAGCTACAACCGTTTGAGTAGACAGTCCAGTCTTAGAAGTAGTAGAACCAGCCCTACTCGAATTCTTTACTAACTCTAAATTAGTTACATATCCCTGGCCTGCATCCATAGAGTGGGTACATTGTTTTATATACCAAGGACCAGACCATCGTTTACCAACATTCTCTAATATTAATACCTGAGAAGAGGCTAGTAAGGGTCTTCCAACAACTTGCATCTGACAAACCAGTTTACTCTCTGTATACTTTAAACCACCATTAGCATTAGCATTAGCTGCCCAAGCCCACTTATCTATCCCCCCATATCTACTGAATAGATTATGGTAAAGTTTGTACAGGGGTATCTCAACATTAGCTTTTTTCCAATGTTGAACTTTCACTGTAACGCTATAAATACCCAAACTCTGATTTAATGGGTTTTTATATTTGATAACCGGGGTGTCATCGATCACCATAGTATAAGGGCCTTTCTTTAAAGCCGATATACCTCGATAAACACTTTCTTCATCCTCTAATCCCCAAGCAGTAGCTCCACCCTTGGGAGTATGCTCTGGGTCAAAGTCTCTTGGGTCCAGGTCTTCTATGACCATGTATTCCATTTGTTCTTTACCCTCGAAAAGGTATCTTTCATTCTTGAGGATATTGTATATATCTTCATCTAATGTTTCACCATTAACTACATTCTTAAGGGCAGCATTTAAAGCTGCACGCCTATCAGCCGGAAATTCTTCTCTTTGAATGGTTTTATTTATGATACTTCTTACCTGATCTGTACTAAGTTCATTAAGGAATTTTTCCTTACCTTGTCTATAAGCTTCGGCGGGATTAGAAGCAGAATACTCTGCTACATCTTGATTCCATTTGTCATCTACTTGTTTCCTAGCTTCAAATGAAGCTCTTAAGTTAGGGTCAGTCTTTAGGGTATGATTTAACCTCATCTGCCTGATAGTAGGTATATCTTGGGGATTATTCTCTGCTCCATATTTACCTATTGAGGTTTTCCAATTATTATAATAGACCCCATTATTCTCATTAGCTACTATCTCGGGTAATTTTTCAGTATCATCAATCCCAGTACTTAATACTTCTAAATCTTTACTCTCTGGATTAATAGCGGGAGATAGTGTAGCCTTAACTCTCTTAGTTACTTTTTGAGTAGAAAATTGAACACTAAGTACTTCCCCATTCTCTCCCTGATAAGTATAAACAGTTACTGGTTCTTCATGAAATTTCCTATTATGTATATAAATAACATTATCTCTTGAATCTATATACCAAGGGCCATTAGTATAACCTCTCATCTTTTGTTCTAATTGAACTAAGATATTCTTGCCAACTAATCCGAAGTCACTATTGATTAGGGCCTTCAAATCTTCTGGCATAGCCACTTCTGCTACTCCACTGTACCTATTAGCATAAAGCACCTTTCCAGTAGTAGTACGAGTATTCTCTGTAGGTACCTGTAGTGACTCATATACTTTATTACTTATTATTCGTTGTTCCATTACTGAAAGATTTCTATGATTACACCTACACCATTATCACAACCACCATCTAAATAGGAAGATAAACTATTCTCTGAAGCTTCAGAGAAATTATATGGTGGCTGATATCTTAAATCACCAATAGAGTCTATACACTTGATAGTTACATGGGTACCAGTAGAATCAAACTTTGCCTCAAAATCCCTGACCTTGATAGTTTTAATTGGACCTGATACAAATTGACCGTCTGGGTATATGTATCCCCACTGTAAGCATATCACATTACCTTCTTGTAAAGCCTCTATGTCCACAGTATCGGGATCTCCAGTATCAAATGTAATTGTAGCAAGATTTTCTTTTTCTTCATCATACCTATAATTCCAGGTACTAATATAAGCTCCAAGAGGTATACCAGTAATGGGATTCATTATCGGCATACCTCTAAAATCGAATAGAGCCAAGTATGGTTGGCCCATTCCGTTATATAATATGGATTTTTGTTTAGCTGCCATAAGCGGGGATTCTTATAAGTGTTCCACTTTCTACCTCTTTAAAAGGGTTTAGTATACCATTAGCTTCTGCAATAAGATACCATTTACCTGAATCCCCATAGTATTTATAGGCTATATTCTGTAAAGTCTCTCCATCCTTAATGGTATGTTGAATATCATTTGAGGATGAAGGTACAGAAACTACTGGAGTTTCTAAAGAGTAATCTCCATCTCCGTAATTTAGAGCATAGGCATTATTATAAGGGCTAGCTCCCGTCAGATATTGGTTAATATCAATCATATTTAATACCTCCCGTCTTTTTAAGTGAATCCGAATTTATAAAATCTCCATAGGATAGATTATATGCACTTACTCTCTTGAAAATCAATTCTTGAGTTGCTGCTGCAGGTAATAACCTACCATTACCAAAGGTAGCTGGCTTTCCAGGTACCCTTATCCTATAACCATTCTGAAAGTTCTTCAGAGTATAGGTTGCTGAAGTAAGGATGTAATAGTGATTATCAAATATACCCGAATCCCCCCATTCTATCTTAACAATAGGCGGAGCCGATTGATAACCGTTAGCTTTAGTCCAGGCCTCTAATAACCTACACTTATTAATTACCTCCTCTGGATTCTCTGGGTCATTACAGTACCAAGATACATTGAATTGAATGATGTCCTCAGCACCAGTAAAGTGATACATAGGAGTATTCCTTCCCATGGATTTGATAGTTGCCCATGTGGTTTCTCCCCTGAAGTCCAACTCTGGAGGTCTATTCTGTAAGGTAATATACTGAGTAGGGTTAACAGTCATATTATATATCCTTACCTCATTCTGATATATGATATCAGCTTTAGCCTCAAAGTTTCTGTAATTAGTGGTATTCTTATTCCCTTTTGCTGGGTCTACTCCTTCACCTTCTTCTAATCTTGGAAATTGTAATTCCATTCTCCATTTAGCCTGGAGCTGTTTGTTTAGGGTTGGATTCTTAGATGATATTTGAGCTTCTCCAATTACTCCATTTGGGTCATAGAGTTTACCCTTTTGAGCATCATCCTTTGGAAGAGTAGAAATAGTTCGATTGAGTAATATCCGAGCTCTCCATAGTTTATTTAAGGGACCCGTAAGAACTCCTGCGGTATCCCTTGTAAGGTCATTATATTTTTCAACGACCTTACCTGCTGCTTTATTTAATACTCTAGCCATAGTGTTTTAATTTTATAATCCTAATGCTACACCAGTATAATCTTGCTGAGAACCCAAAGAGTAATCCCCCAATATCTCACCATCTACACTGATATTAATCTTACCGTCTTTTAACCCATCCCTAATAGCTGCTCTCATTGCATTCAAGAACCTTTCTTCATTCTGAGCTCTGATTGCAGATGGGTCTTCTTTATCTTGGGCATTAGTATTCCTATCTACTGAATCAATAAGTCTACTACCTACTTCTATTAGTAAAGGTAAACCTACGGTAATAGCTAATCCCCAGGGTCCACCAATTAACCCTAATAACCTACCACCTACCGAAGCTAAACTTCTAGTAGCAACAGTCTTAGCAGCTTGTTTACCAGCTTGATTAGCTACAGTACCTCCAACTACACCTCCAATGAGTGAAGTGGCTGGAGACATCCCTGGATTGGGTGTTTTAATATATCTACCGGTTTTGGTATTATAAAATCTACCAGCTTTGTTCATACTAACTCCCCCCATCATCATCTGCAATTGAACCATGGTCCTCATGAGATTTACCATACTTATCATATGAGCTTCCATAATAGCAAATTGGGTGTTCGTCTTAATGGCTGCTGCAGACATACCCTCAGTAGAAGCAGTGGCAATAGTTTGTAAATATCCAACCGACCTTATAATACCTCTTACAGTATTAAACCCTGCAACAATGGTACCAACTACTGCTGCTGTAGCCCCTACTCTAAGAGCAAAGCTACCAGCCCAAGTTTCAGAGATAGAATTTATTACGTTGATGATGGAATTACCCATATTAAGTACTGGGGTAAATATTCTACCCAAAGCAGCTCCTGCAGTAACGGTTAAGTTTTCTAGACTTGATTCGAATTGGTCAATGACACCCGCATCGGTTTTAAGACGTTCTTCATTAAGTCTATTTACTGCCCCCATGTTTTGGTCATAGGTTGCAAGTATCTTACCCATCTTATCTCTACCAGAAGCAATATCTCTAAGTACTGGAAGCATGCCCCGATTACCACGAACACCAAAGATATTGAAGAAGGTTGGTGTTTCTATCCGTGAAGGTAAGTCTACTGCCGCCTTGGCAAATTTCTGATAGATAGTGTAAAGATCTATAAGGTTACCCTGAGCATCGAAAAACTCATCAGGACTTAAGCCCAAGTCTGCTAAAGCGTTATAGCCTTTCTTTTTTTGATTAACAAGAGAGAGTTGTAAGTAACGAATCATATTAGCCAGAGAGGTACCTGCCATAGAACCCTGTATACCCATATCCCCCAATACACCGATGGCAGCAGCCGTTTGCCGAAGATCTACTCCAGCAGTTGCCATATCTGCTCCTGCATAAGATATGGACTGGGCTAAGTCTGTCAAAGATATATTTGCATTAGTAACTGCAGTATATAAGTCATCGGTTACTCTAGCGGCTTCTCCCATTGGGATTTGGTACATTGACATGATATTAGTCATCAAGTCAGCTACACCACCTTTCTGTCCCACTGGCATAGTAAAGATTGAAGCCAGCTTAGATGCTGGCCCAATCATTTCTTTAATAGCATCGAATTTATTACCTGCCATAGCCAGGTATCTTTGTCCTGATGCAACATCCGAAGCAGTAAGAGGAGTTATCTCATTGACATCTTTTGCCAATTGTAACATCTCTCTTTGTTCTGCAATGGTAGCACCGGCAATTTTCGAAGCAGTCCAAACTTCATTCTGAACACCCGCAGAGTATTTATAGGCCCTTGCCATTCCCCCTACGAGCTGCATTCCGAAGTCCCTTGTATTGGAAGCTGACATCTGTATACCTCTATTCCAGGTATTCATATCATTCATCATTGTTCTGAATGACCCAGATATCTTGCCAGCCTCTTGAGAGAATCGGTCTTTTAAAACCATGGCAACACCGACCTCTACTATACTCCTACTGGTATTCATAATTTACTTTCTTTTCTTTAATTGTTTATAATATTGCTCGGCCATTTCCTTGAATATTTTCCTTATTCGGTACGGAAGACGTAAAAAGCCGAAATAGTCTAAGGCTATCTCGGCTCTGGTGATATAAACAAAATCACTCTCTAACATTACTCTTCCGTCAGGTAGAAAAAATTCGGTGCCCAAACTATAGGATAAGTTCTTTCTTCTCCGGTGGTTGGATTAGTGATATGGGATTCACCTTTGAAGATAGGGTCCATAGATAAGATATGCTTTCTCATCTCAGCCATATCCTTTGCAGTAAACGGAGTAAAGTTTTCTACCTTCTCCCAACTACCATCGACCTCTAAGTAAAGGTTCCGACAAAGAAGAGGAGCATTCTTAGTTTGTTTATCCAAAGGCAACTTCATAAACTCTTGTTCTCCCTTACCAGTCATACAATCGAATTTAATTCTCTTGCCAGATGAAAGAGTGTATTCATGGTCTACCAATCTAACTCCCTCTGGATAATAAGGGATAGCATCTGGCTTCTGATTTAAATCCTCTACAGTTGGAGTAGTACCGTAATCGAAAAGGAACTCATGAAGGTCTTGGCCATAAGTAATCTTACCACCATTCTCTTTGCCCCAATCATATTCGAATTCTACTTCCTCTCCCAAAGAGAAGATACGAGAATTGAAGATAATAGCATAACGGTCATTGACTGGTAAGTTAAGGGCATCATCTACGGTTAATTTCCCATTAGGGGTAGCAGTAGTTCTAATTATGATTGCTGCAATGAACTTGGTAAGGTTCATCAAAGTCTTCATGTCTGAAAGGTTACTGAGAATATCTTCATCAGCACCATTTTGTTCTCTGATTTCATATTCGAAACCAGAAGGTCCGGTAAATCTAAATGTTCTAAATTCCATAATTTGATATATTTAATGTTTACAAATGTTCATAGTACTCCGTATAACAACAAGAAAGGGGTGAGCTCCTATCACAGGAATCCCACCCCTCCACCGAATCTTAGTGAAAATAGACTAAGGAATTAGTATTTATCTGCAGTACCAACTGAGAACTCTATGGACTCAATGGTATTCTCTGAAGCCATTCTGTCCAAGTCTAAGCCGGTAATCTTACATGGCCATACCTCTTCGAAGACATGGGTATTAAGAACTGAGACTCCATCTTCGGCAAGTTCGTTTACAATTGCCGTTTCCCAGTATTGGCTTGGTACTAAACCACCACCAACTATGTGGTCCTGGCAAGAGTATAGCCAATCATGAAGCCATGTATCAGAACCTGCAGTAGTCATAAGTTTCTCTACAATAAGATTACCTATAGTAACCCTACCTGCAGTTTTAACGTCTCTATTGACGTCCCCATGAGCAACCTGGTCAATCTCAATATCCGGCAAAGTACAACTTTGGAATAGATAGGTATTGATAGGGTGTTTGGGGAACATGATGCTCCACAAGAATTTCTTCCGTGGGTTTTTTACTTTTGCTCCCATTGTGTTATGAGTTTATAAGTTATTACTTGTTTCTACGATTGATACTGCCTTAGAAGCTGCATCGATTACAATCTCCATAGTTACCTCTTGCATAGGAACTACATCCTTATACTTAAGGATAGCACGGTACTTACCTTGACGGGCATCTGCTTCGTTATTAACCGAAAGGTCATCCCAAGAAGTTGCATCTTGGTCACCCATCCAGGTATACTCGGTCATAGCATCTTCATCTACCAATGAATCCAGTGTAGGTTTAACCTCCAACCAGATTCTCTTCCAAGTACTCCAAACGTTTGGTTCTTCGATATACTTGTTGAGTACCGGGCGAAGGAACTTCTTCAGATAGAGATTCAATCTTACAATTGAAAGGAATCTTTCAGAATCCTGTTTCACTTGAGAAGAGAAGCAATGCCATAGCATGGTTTGCTTACCTGCATCTGGAGTATCTTTGATTACCATCTCATTGATATAATTCTGAGCAAGGGTGTTCAGTTCGTTATATCGAGAAGGAGAACCATAGTTGGGGCATACTGGACCAACTGCATCCCCAATAACTCCTCGGTTCATACCTGCAAAGGATTTCCAAGGACCATATTGAGTAGCAGAGGCATCTCCCAAACCAACAATAGTACCCACTACATCGGAATCCTGAAGATTACCATTTTCGTTGTAGTACTTAAGTCCACCACCAAAGTAGGCAATGTACTTAGAGTTACCTACAGTACCAAGGCAAGTCTGTACCCAAGTAACCTGAGCTTTGTAATCTCTTGCCTGAGTACCTTTAGTATAATGGGTTAAGTGTTTTGGGACTTCTATGTACAGTACCCATTCCATCAATTCTTTTGCCATATCTGCAGCAGCCTTATATACCTTGAGTACGTCAGCATCAGTAGTAAGGTGTTGAGAGATATGTGAAATAAACAATTGGTAGAAGTCTGTGTAGTCTCTTACCAAGTCCAGTGAAGCAATCCATTCTTCGGCAGTTGGAGTGGAACCTGCACTACCTACGGTACCGGTAAATAGTTTCTCGGTATCTGAAGGAGCTGCTCCCCCAACTGTTACAGTAATGGCATTTTTTGTACCATCTACACTATCGGTAAGCCATTTGATTAAGTTCTCAAAAGATGAACCAGCAACTACTACCGGTTTGATATACTCTGAGTTCTTAGCAAAGGCACTAAGAGCAAGGTAATCTACCGAAGTATTATTGTTATCATCGGCAGTTTTATAAGTTACTACCGGACCTTGTTCAAGTACCTGGCCATTGCCTGAATAGATTCTATAATACAAGGTATTGGATTGTTTATAGAAACCTACCTGGAAGGTATCAGTACTACCGATTGGGTCTCCATATCCCTTGGTTACTAATCCAAAACTATAAGTAGTACTACCAGATTTTAAAGTAATCAGAGCAGAGGGTTTAGCCGAGTCGGGTACAGCAGAAGCAACTGAAATCCCATCTTCTGAATCTTTAGCTTTTCTTGCCGCAGCCTGAGAAGCAGTTACTGTACCTTGAGTAGCTCCTTTGCCAAGTACTCGAATAACACGAAGCTTAGAACCACCTTGCAAAGCCTTTTCGATATTTGATACAGAACCATCGGGTACAATTTCAGAACCATAGATTCTTTGGAACTGAGAGAATGTAGAGATGATTTCTGAAGGGTCATCGTATGGACCTTTAGTAGTTCTAGCCAATACACAAGAAACTCCTAACATGGGAGTAGTTTGAAGAACATTGTTGTTCTTAAACTTAAAATCAACATGAGGTGAAGTTGGCATAATTCTATTGTGATTAAAGTTAATTACTCGTTTAATTTATACCCTAGAGTATTGTACCTATACCTTAGGTACTTTTAACTCTAGCATCTCATTTTCGTTTTGTTCTAACAATCCAATGAGAACTGAGATATCCTTGATAGGTGTAAGTGTACCTTCTTCCAGGGGTTTTTCTGGAAGAATACCATCTTTACATATGTAAGTATATACCTTTTCAAGTATTCCATGTTCTACATCTGGATGATCATAATAATTACCAATTTCAATGAATAGGTTTCCGGTTGATGCAAGCCTGCCCTTGTCCCATTCCTCTAAATCATTGAAATAAGGTTTTATGTATCCTCTAGCAGGTAAGCTAGTATATAAGATTGTATGTAGTAATCTCATATCTGCTTGAGTTTGAGAAACTAGATGTACATCTATGGTAATATCTTTGGTTTCATAAGGAAACTCTGAAGCTTGGTAATTACCGTCTTCAAGTCTATCACCAATAATGTATTTGTTCACACCAATATCTCCAGCATAATAACCCTGTAGTTCTATGGTTATTCTTGGGAGAGTCTTTGGGCCTTTTACTTGATTATTCCCTATACCAAAAAGTGGTATAAACTTCTTCATACCTTTGATTGCCTCTTGAAATCTTTTTTCGTTTTCTTGAGACAAAGGTAAGAAGTCTTCTGGGTTTAAGGTAAGACCCATTTCTAACATTGTACTAAGTAGAGAGATATAAAAAGTTCTTTCTACTATTTCTTCTGAGTTTACCATTAAAGTCCTAATCTAATATCTAATTGAACACTCCGACTACCATTGTCATTGATATACCCATTATAAGTTACCTTAATACCACCAAAACCACTCATTATGGTTTGTAAATGACCAACACAATTTAATTCACTAACCCATTGAGTAGCAATATTTGAAGGATAATCGGTAAGCCATACTTTAAAGGGTATTGGTTCAGAACCAATACCTCCAGGTAATTGACCCTCTATTGTCTTACTTATATCGGTTATCTTAAATTGTTTTATAAATTTAGCAACTTGAATACCGTTGATAAGGTAGTACTGATAACCCTTTACATTACTAATCTGAGCAGTACTAGTATTTTGACCAAGACTTGGGAATGGTATATTCGGGGTTGGTTCAAAGCCATACTTAGTAGTTCTAGTACCTGGAGATTGAGTTATATTTAAAACTATCTCAGTGTTAGGTTCTTGCTGTGAGATAATCTTAACTATAGCAGTTCTTTCCAAGGGGTCATAGTTACTGGGGTTATGTTCTTGATTAGTAGATTTAGTTTTGATAGTAAGCTTACCTGCGGCATTAGCTTCTCCAATTTCTTGGGTTACCTCTAACCAATCTGAGGAGCTTTCAACTTTCCAATCTACAGCACGATATTCATCTTGAGGCTTATTATCGATAAACTTCTGTTGGTAACTGTATACACCTATTTCTAGGGTCTCACCACTTTTAGTACCATCGAAAGTATGGGAAGTAGTTTCTGGAGTGATACTAAAATAAGTTCCCCAGGTCTCTACTATTTTAGGAGCGGCCTTTTGTACCAGAGTTACTTCCCTTTCTACACCCTGAACTACTACCTTGAGAACCTGCTCTTTTATATTATTCATGTCTTCGTTTACTGCCTTAGGCTTTACCCTAATAGTTGCAGTACCAGTTCCGGATAATGAAGATATTTCAAAGTCTGCTGCCATTTTTAACTTTCCTTATTTCTTTTCTAACTTCATTTCGTATTTCCTTTTGTAAGGCAGCTTTTCCACCAGCAGCCTTAAATGCAGGATTCCAAAGAGGACGAGGTGGTAAATTACCATCTCTGCTACCATACTCTAACATGATAGCTATCTGATTCAAAGTCTTTCTTGAAGTCTTACCAGTATAGGTAATCTTCTTGATTCCAATTGGTAAACCAACGAAAGTTCTATTCTTGGTCTTTACTACAGTAACGGATTTAGCATATTGACCCGTGAGTCGTAATAGAGTATGCTCCCCATATTTCTTTACAGTACCTGGAGCATGTTTTGGCCAAGAAGTATGGGTACCGGGTGGTGGAACACCCGTATTCAAACTTCGTCTTACTATACGAAGAAGTTGATTACCAAACTTTTCTGTACCTTTCGCATAGCCTTCGGTTAAGATACTTGGAGTTTTGGCAATCAACCTTTCTGCACGAGCTTGTTCTCGTTTATCTACGTATATTTCTAGAGGGCCAACTGGAGTCGATAGTGTAATATTAACCGACTTACTTGGCATAATTCTTACTGTTGTTTAGGTTTATCCAATCCCAGCTCCTGAGCAATCCTTAATAAAAGGGTTTCTTGGTTAGTTAACCTCTCATTCATGGATAACTTAAATTCTTCGAAATCTGGAGCAGGATTACGAGGTGATTCTGAACGATTATTAATTAGACCAAGAATATTATCGCATTCAGAAACAACGGCCTCAAATTTGGCTTTGTTATTTAAAATATTTAAAGCATTCTGTTTCTGCATTGATACCTCATTAATGATATTATCGAGATTGGTCGTATAATAGGTACCATTATAAATACCTTCATTTACATTAGTTGGTAAATAAATGGTAATTTGAGATATTGAATCTTGTATCACTAATTCGATACTGTTAACAAAACCTTCTTTACCATTTGAGGCCATTGGTTTACTTTCGCCAACTTTTAAAACTCTTGCTTGGTCAAAGATTGGATAACCAGACCGACGATCTTTCTCTAAGGTGAAAATCATATCACCCTTTTGTACTTTCTGAAAAATCAATTCTTCCATAATCATTTTCTATTTATTAAGTTTAAAACCGAATGATACTGCACCTGGATTCTTCTGCATGAAGTCTACCAGTTTTAGAAATTGATAGTATCCAAATTGATTAATGAGTACCTGAGCTTTGTTTGCTACTTCTTGAGCAACCTCTATATTTGGGGGCAGGTAATGCTAGTTGTATCTTAAATTCGGTGAGTTGTTCTTGTTGTTCCATAATTCCTTAGTTAATGTGTTAAAACGAAAAAAGGAGTACACCTAAAATAGATGCACTCCTTTTTAGTCATCCCAGCAAATTAAAAATTAAGCTTTTAGGGTCTCTCATATAATAAATACTGGTGTTGTATATAACCTATGATATACTAAATACATAATCATAGGTTATAGTAGCAGCATTCTGAGTTATATTGACTGTAAGCTCCCAACCATTATCATCATTTTCTGCTTGCCTTAATTTAATGGTACCCGACCTTGTTGATTCTACGGTATTCTCTGTTAAGGTTAAGGTTAACCCATAGTTTCCATTATCACTTGATAACGGTGTGATTGCTACATTTGTAACCCAACTTGGTTTTGAGGTTACAGTTAAAGCTAATGGGTATCTTGTACTTATTTCAGAACCATTTATTACCTTAGTCTTAAAAGAATAAGCTACATCAACTGTAAAGTTATTACCTCCCAAAGCTGACAATCCGGTTCTAGTGGTAGTTCTTGAACCAGTAGGGGAAGTGAATGCCAAGTAATACTTATAAGATACTGAAGCAGCACTCTGTGTAACTGTGATTGTCTTAGTAGTTGCCCCACTATAGGATGCAGTTACTACACAGCTTCTACTTGAAGTACCCGAGTTCTCCGTAGCAGTAAGTACCGTCTTAGCAGCATTCAAACTAAAACCAGTACCACTTGCACTAACCGTAGGTGTAGCACTCTTCGAAGAACCTGCACTTGTTGACCCTGAACTCCAATGATTGGTAGTAGGTATACTTACACTGGCATAAATATTAACACTACCTCCTGAATTAGAGATAGAGTATGAACTTGCAGATAAGCTTATTACTGGTGTACCATCAGTAGTACTGGTAATTTTATTCTCTGCCTGGTATACATCGAGAGTTATAGATTTCGATTTACCATTCAGAGATACAGTACAAGTAAGGGAGCCTACCCTTGTTCTAGCCTTTGCAGTAGTTCCCAAAGAACCTGCACTAACTGCAGTACCATAACTAATGCTAGCACCGCTTGTAATTGTGCCTCCTCCAGTTGTAGAACCATTCCATCCCCAAGTCTGAGAATATGAGGGCATAGTTGAGAATGAACTTCTACTTCCTCCACTTGCAGGTATATCGGATACACTTCCTCCACTTACAGTGATTTCACTATAGGTTCTATAACCTGCAGATTGAGAACAACTGATAGTTAGTTTCTTATTGGTTTCTGCCTGAGTTAATACTACACTACCCGACTTTGCCGAAGTAGAAGTATTATTTGCCATAGTTACTGAAGTACCAGTACCGGTAACTCCGGTATTAGCCCTGGTATAACTTAAGGGAATTTGATTACCATAGGCATGTCCATTTCGGTATTCCTGTTTATAAGAGGTTACAGTAAATGTTTTTGTTCCTCCAGTTGCCCCAAAAGACAGAGAAGTGGGATTCACTGAGAATATTTGAGACCAACTTTGAGATGCTGCTGCCTGGGTAAATGTGAATTCCACGGTTTTACCAGATTCAGATTGAGTAGCCAACCCCTTACCAGACCTTGAGGTTAGGTCTAGATTCTCTGAAGCTTTCCAAGGCTTTCCATCTGCCGGCTTACTATAGTTAGTAATCCAACTTGGTTTACTGTTTATTACGTAATTAACCCTAACAGCAGACCCATTAGCTACATTATCCCAATATTTCTGCTTCGTACTGGTAAACTCAAAAGCAAAATTAGAACTACTGGGGTTACCTAAAGCATCAAAACTTATACTGGAGTATCTCAAAGTGAATGTATACTTATAAGTTACCTTATGAATATCTTCGAGTTTAACAGCTTCGTTATTACCATAGGAACTAGCATTGGAGATTTCCAAGCCAACGTAACTTTCCCCCGTTCCTGTAGAGGCGAGTGCTAACAATTCAGCCTTGGTAGGGCAGTCATTACCTGTCTTACCAAGGCCTACTTTAGTTTTGACAGCACTCCATGTTGCTATCTCTCCCATATTAATCTACATCTTTAAGAGTTCTGAGTTCTGAGATTTCAGCCTTCAAAGCCTTAATCTCTTCGTAAAGAAGTTTAATACCTTCGATTGCCAGAGTAGACATCTTATGGTACTTAACTTGTTTTACCAATACATATTCTTCACCGTCGATAACAACCGTTTCGAATTCCTCAGGATTAGGAACTGAATCCTTAGTTCTTGGGTCTTCTTCCACATAATGGTTAAACCCTGCTGCTTCCAAACCTTGTGCAATGGTACCTTCATCTTCCTTACCATCCATGATAAAGGATTCTGTAGGTATACTGCAAATCTGTTCCAAAGTATGGGTTAATGGTTTGATGTTAGATTTCAATCTTTCATCGGAAGACTCTTTCCAGAAACCGGAAGGGGCAGTAGTCTTAGCAAATACTACCTGGTCAGTAGTTGCCAATCCCAATTGAGCTCTAGTTACTGTATGAGGATTATCCTTTCTACCTGCATGGTTATTGATAGAAGTTTGAGCAGCAGTACCTGCAGCCTTAGCATCGGCAATAGCAGCAGCCTGAGCAGTAGATACTGGCTTATTTGCATCCGAAGTATTGGAAGCATTACCCAAACCAACCTGGGATTTGGTAACTTCATGAGGATTAGATTTATTGGCAATATGGTTATTTACCTTAGTTTCCAATGCAGTTACATCTGAACCTGTATCGGAGATTTGATTATCAATATAGGTTTTTAATTCTGTACGAAGAGCATTGATGGCATTAGTTCTATTGGTAATCTCATTTGCCAAGCCTTGTACCGTATTATCCAGGTTAGTTTTATCGGATGCCGTCATTACACCAGCAGCAGTTTTGGTTGCTGCAGGGATATTAACATCTACATCAGTACCTCTAGCATATGAACCTTCTTCAATATTCTTTACCCATCTAAGATATTTTAGAATGAGATAACCCGCAGCTGGATTAATAGAGTTAATTACCGTCATTATTTCATTCGGTAAACTATTAATCAGCTTATCATGAGCATTATCTTTTGCAATACGGGCCTCTTGTTCAGCTTCAATAGCATCTGGTAAGGTTTGATTAAGCTTTATTACACTATCGGCATCCATCAGACCAGCTTCTTGAGTAGTGGCTGGGGTTAGAGGGATTACCATCCCATCGGGTTTATCAATGTAATGCCCTTGACCATCCGTAGCAGAATAGTTACATAAGATAATAATATTACGCTTATTTCTGTTAGCTATTGAAACCTTACTAATTAAATTTTTAGGCATGCTAGATACCACATCCTCAAGATGCTTACCTCTACTACCTTCGAAAGCAGTACCTGCGATTTCCCCAATGATAAGAGACGAAGTATTACTGTCTACGAATTTAGTACCTGACCAACGGAATTGGTATGGAGGTTCACCATCGGCAACATTTATATAAATCTTACCAGATTCTCCAACTACGGGAGTTTGGTGACCTGCATCCGTATACAATTGAACATTAGTAAGACCTCCAGTGGGGCTTACATCATAGGTAGCATATACTTCAAGTACATCATCTACATATGAAGGCAAATGGTTAGCAGGTACTAACCCATTCCCATCCAATGGAGCAAAGCCATCAGCCTTACCCTTAGTTGCTACAAAGGCATCATGCTTAGCTTCTAGAGTGTTAATGTTATTCTGCAGTTTAGTATCAAGGGCAGTGTCTGCCGCAGTTCTATCAGCAATCTCTTTATCAATCCTTGCACCCAATGCAGTATCAGCAGAAGTACGAGCAGTTGCTTCATCGTTTACAGCTTTAGTAAACTTGGTATCTAAAGCAGTATCTGCAGCTTTTCTATCAGCTACTTCTTGAGCAAGAGCGGCTTCTGATTTACCTTCCAAAGCTTCGATAGCATCTTTACGGTCCTGAACCTCTTGAGCAATAGCATTGGGTAATGTCTCATCCAGATTAACTTTATCTTGGGCGGTCATTACACCAGCTTTCTCTGCAGTAGCTGCTGAGATATAAGTAGTCTTATAATCTTCAGGCTCATGAGTATAAATACCCTCTTCTTTTTTAGAAGAGAAATTATGAGTTAAAGTAACATGACTGCTTTGTTGACCTACCTCAACTGGTTTATCACCAGATAAGATAATAATATTATCTGGTATAGAATCAAACAGCTTCTTATCTGCTGCAGTTTGTACACCGGCCTTTTCTGCAGTAGAGGCAGGCAATGTAATAGGATTCTGTTCTACTGTACCATCTTCAACTACGGTCTTAGTTGCAGCTATGCCAACAGTAGTTTCATTGGGAGTTACTGCACCAAGAGCAAAGTTAGCCGTAGAGATTCTATCTAACTCAACCTTATCCTTAGCAGTCATCGTACCAGCCTTAGTAGCCGATACCTGAGGCAAATCGAAAGTTTCGGTAGTATCAGCATTCAAACCGTTATCCTTAGTTACGGTTACTGTTACCTTATTAGCATCAGAAGCTGCAGAGAGATCAGTTAAAGAATTTGGGTCTAACCCATCTAACTTAACCTTGTCTGCAGCAGACATAACTCCAGCAAGAGTTTGAGTTACCGGGAGTAAATTCTTGGTAGCTTCTACTTCTTCACCATATTGGTTATTTGCCTTATCCTTGGTTGAAGTCTTTACTTTGAAAGAAAGCTGAGTACCTGTTCGGGTTACAGTACTAACATCGGTAACCATGGTATCAGGCAAAGCATCAGAAGTACCTTCTTCAGCTACCAGTCTTTCTTCATGGTCATCGGTAATGTTAGTGAACTTATTATCTAAGGCAGTATCAGCATCGGTTCTGTCCTGAATTTCTCTATCGATACGTTTACCCAAAGCTGTATCGGCAGCAATACGGGCAGCTTCTTCTGCATCGATGTTATCCTGGAGAACTTTATCTGCGGCCTTTCTTTCCTCTCTCTCTGTATTTAAGTCAGAAGTATTCTGGTCAATCTTTGCTTCTAATCGAATATCCTCAGCCTTACGAGCAGCGATTTCATTATTCAGCAAATCGGTAATGGCAGTATAGTTACCATTAATGTTATCCTGAATACCCTGAATCAATTCCAGATTACGTTGAATATTGGCAGCATTCTGAGTTACCAGAGCATTGGTAGCATTCAAGGAAGTTAACAGCTCCGTACGAGTTTCAGTTACGAAAGTTCTCAACTCATTTACCGTAGTAGTAAGAGTATTACTTAAGTTAGTGAAAGTCTGTTGCAGAGTATTATCTCCTTGTTCACGCAGATTCTTTTCAGCTTCAAGCTTATTCTCCAACTCTGTAAGCTTAGCAGTCATAGTTGCTGCAAAGTTGGGATCATCACCGAGAGCCTTAGCAATCTCTGCCAAAGTGTCCAATACTTCAGGGGCTGAACCAATAATCTTTTGGATTGCAGCCTCTACTTGTTCTGCATTCTGAAAGTCAGAATCGTTTAATAACTGAGAAATCTTAGTGATATAGTTTGCATGTTCTTCGATGCCATCCAACTTGGCATACAGCAAGTCAGTGAAATCATTTGAAGAAAGTACCTTGCCATCTACCTTATCTACCTTCTTATCGTCCATTGCCTGGTCTGCAGCAATTCTATCTGCTTTCTCCTGAGCAACAGCATTACTGATAAGAGTATCTTGATTAGCTCTTTCAGTTGATTCTTTATCGATATTGGTTTGAAGTAAAGTATCTCCAGCTAAGCGGTCATTCTTTTCGGTAAGGATATCCTTATTAATACCAGCCATATCATCCTTGTGATTCTGAAGGTTGGTATCAATCTTGGCCTCAAGAGAAGTCTCTTTGGCAATTGCTCGGTCTTTCTCTGCATTAATAGCAGTAGTGTTGGCATTTACCTTTGCTTTTAGTTCATTCATAGCATCGGTATTACCTGCCTCTAGAGAATCAATACGAACTCCCAAAGCATTATCACCAGCAATACGATTTTCCTTTTCTTGTTCAAGCTTAGTGTTAATATTACCTACTTCGGATTCCAAAGCTTGTTTGGTATTATCCAACTTAGCAGTAAACTCAGTACTCAAAGCTTTATCAGCTGCAGTACGGTCTGCTACTTCTTTATCTAAGTTAACCTGGAGAACTTGGTCGGCAGCCTTTCTTTCTACACTCTCAGTATTAAGGTCGATATTGAGAGTATCGATACGAGAACTCAAAGCACTGTCGGCATTCGTACGGTCAACGATTTCTTCGTTAATCATATCCTTAACTTCCTTGTAGTTATCACCTACAGTCTTAGTTAAGTTTGTGATTGCCTCTGAATTTCTTTCTATATTATGTTGATTAGTAGCGATTGCCGTAGTATTGGCATTTACCTGCTCAGTAAGCTCATTACGCAAAGTATTGATAGACTCTTGCATACTCAAAGCCAAGTCTGAGATACGCTGGTTAACGTTAGCCAGACTTTGAGTATATGCTTCATCAGCAGTCTTTCTTTCGGCAATCTCCTTATCCAAGTTAGCCTGAATTACTGCATCGGCATCTTTACGGTCTTGGATTTCCTTGTTAAGATTGTCTTTTACAACTCCAAGAGCAGCATCACCAATAGCAGACTTATTGTCTACATATTCTTTCAGTTTAGTTTCAAGAGCTGTATCAGCATCCTTACGAGCTTGAACTTCAGCAGCTACCTCAGCACTGTTTGCCTCATCACCCGCAATTCGGTCTTCGATTTCTTGGTTAACCTGTTCTGTGATTGCAGCCAATTTCTTGGTAATGGTAGCAGCAAAGTTGGGGTCATTTCCAAGGGCATCAGCAATTTCCTTAAGAGTATCAAGTACTTCTGGAGCAGAACCAATAATCTTTTGGATAGCTGCATTTACCTCTTCCTCAGTTTGGAAACCAGAATCGTTGATAAGCTGAGAAAGATGCGTAATATAATTTGCCTTTTCCTCAATTCCATCAAGTTTAGCTTTGAGTATATCGGTAAAGTCATTCTTAGTCAAAGAATAGCCTTCACGTTTATCTACTTTCTTAGTATCAAGATCTTTATCACCTTTTTCTCTAGCAGCAGCCTCGGCAGCAATAGCATTAAGCAATTGCTCCTTGTCTTCTACACCCTGCTCTTTTACATCTTCGATTTTGTGTTCAAGAACTAAATCCTGAGCAGCACGAGTAGTAGCCTCTGAATCGATATTGTTCTGTAATACTTGGTCTGCAACAGTACGGGCCTGAACTTCTTTATCAATATTACCTTGAAGAGCATTATCTGCATTGGTACGGTCTGTTACCTCTTTAGAGATTTCATTGTGAAGAACTTGGTCCTCAGAATGACGGTCTACCTTCTCTTGGTCAATCTTACCCTGGAGAGCTAAAGTATCAGCCTGGCGATTAGTGATTTCTTCATTAATCTTAGAATCCAGTACGGTATCTGCATTGGTACGATTTGCAGTTTCTTCTGCAATCTTTGACTCAAGGGATGCCTTATCATTGATATGGAGAGTTTTAAGGTCATTTACACTTTCCTTAATCTCATTATCGGCAGCAATACGTTCATCTTTTTCCTTTTGGATAAGATCCTTGAGTTCCTTCTCAAGTTCACCATTAACTTGATTTACCTTATCTTCAAGGTCTTTGATGTCTTCGGCATTCTTATCTACCTTCTTCTCAACTCTGTCGATTTCAGCTTTTAAGTCTGCCTTAACGGTATCAATCTTCTTATTGATTTGGTCTAACCCATATTCTAGGTTATCCTGAACTGCAGCTACTGCAGCACCCAGAGCAGCTTCGGCTTCCTTAGCACGATTAACCTCTTCGGTTAAAGCAGTACGAAGGTCGGTTAATTTATTAGTGATGGTAGTTGCAAAGTTGGGGTCATTGCCCAATGCTTCTGCCAACTCTTTAAGAGTATCAAGGGCATCATCAGCACCATCAACCAAATCACTAATCATCTGTTTAACTTCTTCCTCGGTTTGATATTTCAAATCATTCTCAAGCTGAGAAACTTTAGTGATATAATTTGCATGTTCTTCGATGCCATCAAGTTTAGCCTTCAACTCATCGGTAAAATCATTTTTCGATAAGTCGTATCCTTCTTTCTTATCTACCTTATTCTTGATAGAAAGTACGAAGGCCCAGAACTCATTTATAGTTCCTCCAAAGCCAGCTTTAACAAAGTCATCATAGTAACCCTGTAATAACCGCTGGTCTATTTCTTCGCAGGTATAATACTTACTTACATACATATTTTATAAAATTTAAGGATTAATTACTGCACGTTGACGACCCAGTAAGAATTCAGAATCGATATCCCTGAATGGTTCTCCCTCTGAACCACAGAAGGCATTCATTGGTACATCCGGATTTTCGGGGTCTACATCTCCACCGTCCTCAATATCTCCCCGTATGCAAGCATAATCAGGAAGCCTATTTACACGGAACTTTATTACCTGGCCTATACCAGGATGAGGTATTATTTTATCCCAGATATCCCCGAAGTAATCTTGAAAGCAGGTGACAAATTTGTTTCCGGTCATCGATTGAAATGCCGTTACATCATTGCCATTACCTTTCATTTCAATATGAACTCCAGAGGTACCATTGAGGATAACCAGATTACTATCAAACCAAATTCCACTGTTTGTAGTAATTGGTGTCCACCTCAGTACTAACATCTTTGCCATATACTTTATTTTTATTCTACAAATTCAACTTTGGTATCTCGGTCTCTCTTTAGGATAATCATGAAAACTAAAGCCTCATCCTTTGCCTGAGCAGTCTGAGTATCTCCAGAAGGCTTATACGTTATACCATTAATTACAAACCTATCTTGTTCCCAATTAAAATCCCAATAACCCTCCGGTGTAAGATAACCGATTTGTTCTATATAAGATTTAGAAATTAGTATTGATAAGTTTTCATCATCCAATTCTCCTGAGACGGTTGCCTTGTTGATAGGCCAGTTTCTGAAAGCATTGTAGTAACACAATGCTTCGATTTGGATGTTATAATATTTAGGTATACTGTCTTCGGCATGACTGAGAAGCTGATTAACATGTTTGGCCCAAGTTATGGTTTGTCTACCAGCATCCCAATCTAAGAAGTCAGTGATAATTTTCTTGTATCTATCCCAAGAGCGGTTCTTTACCATTCTCCAGGGTTCTTTTGTCATAACTTAGTTAGAATTGATTTCTTACCACCTTTCACTGGAGCACTTGGATTTGGCCCATCTAATACTCCAGGTTGCCTTCTGTTAACTACTTTTGGGACTACGGTTCTAAATACTTCATCACAGAACGGTAAGTAGATTTCCAATCGTGAAGCTAACATACAAAGGTTCTTCCTTAATTCATCTATTAATCCACCTGGTTGCATTGCTTGAGAAAGTGTTTTCCATAGGGAACTTGTAGCATCTGCCAAGGTATCATAATATTGCACTTCAGTAGGCCCAGTAGTGATTTGTTTTATCCTATCACCTCGGGCAAGTTCGGGTTTAGAAGTACCCTCACCAGTTTGTTCTTTGGTAGAAGTTAATTGACTTAGGTATTCTGAAGTACTTGTTAATAGATTAAGTATCTTCACATTGAGAAAGTCCCATGCTGCCAATTCCATTATTAATTGATTTTCTAGTGCTTCATACCATAATTCATCAGTATACTTATCTGCAGGAATTAAGTGATTTACTAGAGGACCAATATAATATTGCCATTTGGTGATGTAGATAGATTTATCTTCCCTGGTCATCCCATCAGATATTTCTGAAGGGATATAATGGTCGATTAAGTTATATATTGTATCGGCTAATGCCGTATGCCCATAATCACAAACTACCAGAGTCTTATCTACGGTGATATCTAAACCGCTAGAGTTAGTTACATGTAATGTTACGGTATAGAAACCGGGAGTTTCATAAGAATAGGAAACATGTCTTCCACCATTGAAAACCTCTCCCTTATCATCGCCAAAGTCCCAGTCAAAAATAGATTTGGCCGGGACTTTGGATATGACTCTGAATGAAACTTCCAGACCTGACGTAACGTACAAAAAGTCCAGATTGTTATTCATATTAGTCTGTCTTATGTAATTTTCATATATTACCCTTTAGAAGAGGATTCGAATTCTTCCAGCAAAGCCTGAAGAAGTGTTTCTACTGTGTCGTCTTTGTCTGCCACGATTTCGTGTAAACCAGCTACCAACTTCAGCTCTTCGAAAGAATAAGCCTTGGAAAGTTTCTCCAAAGTCATGCCTTTCTTGAACTGAGCATTCAGTCTCTTATCCAACTTTTCGATGTCGGCCTCTGAATACTTTTCGATTTCTGATTTATCAGCAATGATAATCAGATGGCCAGAGGCAATTGCCTTCTGAATCTTTGGTGCACGGAATTGACGACGAGAGAGTTCCTTATCTTCTCCTCTACAAACGGTAATACCAGTTGATTGGTCATGAAAACTGTAAGCTCTTGGTCCCACAGTTACTGTATATTTATCTTTAGCCATATTTCCTAAGATTTAAAAATGATTAATTTAAAAATGATTAAAGAGAGGATAGGTCTTTTTAGTTACCTACCCTCTCAGGGAATTCATATAGATGAAACCGGACGTCCCTTATTATTCTAGGTTAACCATCAAATATGGGTCTACGTTCATGAACTCGGGGAAACCGAATTCTGAGAACTTCTTGTCAGCAGCCAGCAACAGAGTTGCATCCTGGTACATCTTAGAGAAGCCAGTAGTCAAGCTTGCATAGATTGCCTGAGTCTGGTTAGAAACGATTCTTTCAGATTCAAGCATCAACTGACGAGCAGTAAGCTTAATCAAGGCAGCAGATGTATCAATCAACAGCAACTGTTGGTCGGGTGTACCCGGGTGAATGTAGAAGTCAGCATTCTTGGGAACAGGAGACTTAACATTCAGGGTAGCTTCTGTAGTACCAGAGTGACGATCCTTGAATTCCGGCAAGTTCAGCATTTCGATTGCCTGGTCTTCACCACCAATCATAGTTTGGAAGTTACGTCCCATACGAGCAGCACGTACCCAAATATGCAGAAGGTCTTTGTAAGTGATACCATTAGTTGTTTCGTATACACCGATTACCGGGGCAGACTCAGAGCCATCAGGGTTGTTACCATTGATAGCAACGTCCATAGCCAAAGTATCCAGAGCATAACCCAACTGAACACCAAAATCACGAAGGTAGATTCCCAAGACATCGAGTGAAACATAGTTACGAACTTCATCAGTAAGTTTGAAACCTTTTCCGATTTTGAAGAGGCTAACTGATTTCTGTCCGAAGCTAACATCACCCAATGGGATAGTTTCTGCCTCATTAACCTTTGCAGGGGCAGCATCCGACATGTTAACCATCGGCATGATTGCTTGCAAACCATTGATGGGTTGATCAGATGCAATGATGTTCGGATAGAACGGAGCCTGGCGCATACCCAATGTGATAGCAGCACGGATGATTTCCGGAACAATCCAACGAACATTCTGTTGAGGCATTGTAAAGATGTTCTGCATCGTGTCCACTTTTGGATTGATGCCCATCTTTTCAAAAAGTTCATCTTCTGAAATACCCCATTTACCGGTAACCAATTCTCCAAAAGTTACCTCTACAGGCTTCTTGTCCTGTGAACCGGAACGAACAGCTTCCAAGCTTCTTACCATTTCCGGCAGCTCATTCATAAAATCCTGAGCCTTCAACTTTGTAATATCTATTTTATTTTCCATAACTTCTTTTCTCTTATTTGATGAGTACTTGAATTACCTCATTTGCCTCTTCTGCTGGATTAAGGGCAATGAACTGGGTTGAAGTTGCTTGGTTAGCTTTTACGAATCTATCGTTAAGCAATGCTCCATCGGGAGTTACATAGCCAGCTTCGGTATTTCCGTTTGATACCCAGTTACAAATCATGTAACCTTCCATAGCTACTGTTACCTCTACCGGGAAATTTCTTTGAGGTTGATAAGCAGGGTTAACGTTATCCGTTACTGCTACACCCAAATAAACTTGAGTAGCTACATCAGTGCAAGGGTAAATCAAACCTTCTTCATTCAAAGCTACTGGCATACCCTGTACGATTTTCTCTCCAGCTTTAACATTGAAAGCCTGGTGCAATTTGTGTGACTCACTTTTGTAAATCACCGCTCTCGGGGTTCTTTCCCCAAAGAGAGTAAGTTGCTGAGGGTCGTTTACGATTTTAGTTTTTTCCATAACGCGGATTATTTATATTAGTTATTTGATTTTGTTTCGATACAAGTTATCGATTACATTCTTAGTACTCGGAGATTCTGAATTCCGTTGGGTATCAGTACCATGGGTTCCAGTTTTACCCTCGGTATCATCCTCAGCAATTGAGGAAGCACGGTTGACGTCCTTAGAACCACATTTTGAGCAAGTGAGAGGGAACTTCTCTTCCAAGCGAGCTTGGTAATCCTTGGTCAAGGAAATAAGAGTAGTAATACCAGTAGTCTCGGCATTGAGCATCGTAACGATTGTCTCATCTACCTTATCACCCATCAACTTCTTGTAGGTTTCTACGGCATTTTCACGTAGAGAAGCAATGTGATTCTTTCCTACGGTTGCCATTTCCTTCAAGTTAGCTACTTCGGCATTCAAGTTGGTAATCTGTTCCGTAAGAGAAGTTTTCTCTGTAGTAAGATTATCTACTGAAGTTTGCAATTCGTTTCTGGATGATACCAAAGTCTGAATGCAGGCAATTACATTTTCCTGATTCATCTCTTTACCTTCTTCCAGGGTAAGCATATTATCCCCAAAAAGGCTTTCAAGAAATTTTTGTAATTCGTTCATGTTATCTTTATTTGAATGATTATCATTGGCATCATTATCATTAAAAGAACCCTGAGTATCGTTCTTTTCTTGATATGATGTTAAATCTGATTTATAATCAGTAAAGAAGTATTGCTTCGATTTATCATCTCTGTATTCTTCATAAGATGCCCAAGTTCTTTTGGCAAAGGTTGGGTTAATGATTTTACCATCCGAACCAATTTTCTGGGCAAATGAATCAGCACCATGTGAAACTAGTGAGGTCTCAAGGTAACGAACAATTTCAGTAACAATTCTACGTACCATAACTCCCTTAGAGTCATAAGTACCCAGTTTCTGATAAAATTCGTTATCTTCCATTTGGGGATGGGATTTATCCCACTTAAATTGTACAGTAACTGAATTACTATGAATTGAAGGAGGTTCCATAAGGATGCCTCTAGCAATTCTTGGGTTTGCCTTACCATCGATTTTCAGAATACCGTTGATACCAGCGGGTATAGTAAAGCTACCGTCTTTATAGGATTCCTGCCACATTACTTGTGATACAGCACCAATAGCATTACCGATGTTGGTTTCATGGTCACAGTTTACTGTTTGACCAAGCAACATCTTCATAGAAGCCTTTAGTACTCCATTCTGACCAAAGTCTGTCGGGTTCCAATTCTTAGATACAATCGTTTCTGAAAGTAATCTGAACATTGGTTCGATAAACTCTTCGTCCTTAGGAGTTAGTTCCGATTTGTCTAGGTTGGGATAGTAAGTATTATAATCTATATCCCCTCCCCAAAACCCAAATTGAGCAATGGAATCCGGTGTAGGATTTTTCCATTTATAATAATTCTCTGAGAAAGCCTTGGCTCCCACTGCTTCTGGGATATACCCAGCCATAATGGTATGGCCTTGACCTATCACCATAGAATCAAGATGCTCTTTGTTTTTCTTTGTAAATTTATTCATCTTGCTTTAGTATTTTGGTCTCCTCGAGAAGGAGCCGGGTTTGTCTTATCTCTTGACCTACGAGCAGATTGGTTTTTATCATCTTGCCTTTGTTTCTTCTTAGTTCCTTCTTGTGGGTCTATATTACCTCCCTTAGCAAATTGGTCCTCAAGTGAAACCCTTGGTTCTTTCTCATCAGGAGAATCATAACCCATTGCCCAAGCATATTGCTCTTGACTAATGATACCAGCCTTATATAATAAGTCAAGGTTCTGTATCTTATACTGAAGACCTTGTTGGATTTTAACTTCATCAGAAACTGTAGAAGTTCCCCAATCAATCTTCATTCCCTTATTATTAAAGCCTGCCAGACGCAGTTCTAGAGAATAAAGTCGGTCTAATACATAAGCTACAAGCATTTGGATATTTTTTAACTGGCTAATCATCTTAGACAGCATTATACCAGTTGCACCTTCACCAGTAGTAGATGATACCCCAATGATAGAGCCATTAACTCCCAACCCATTTGCTACAGATTGTTGGTTCATATTCCAAGGCTTCTCGATATTACCGAGCTCCTTAGTAGTAGAATTTAGTTTGAATTCATGGTCATCTATGTAACCAGCAACTACTCCATCCTTCATACCCTCTTTAACATTACGTTTAAGGATATTAAGTTCATGGTATAATCGGGATTCATAAGCTTTTATACTCTCATTTGGTCTTTGTGGAGATTTCTGCATCTTAGCTTCTAAGAAACCAACCATACCACAAATCTCCATGATATGTTTGAAGTTAATCTTCATATCATTTTGTCCTTTGAGAGAATCTAATGCAGGCATAAATGGAGGAACTCCATAAGGTTCATCTGTATCATTGAACATACCAACATAGAAGTAGGTTTCTGGGTTAAGCTTAATGTAATCTTGTTGCTTAACAAAGAAATTTATATTCTTTTGGTAAGGAGCATACACCCCATTTAATTCACGTTTAAACTTGATGTGTTCTGGCTTAAGGAATAATACAGTAGCCAAACCATCAAGCTTATCATTTGGTACTCCTTCTACGGATATTGCCCCACTTACAAGAAGTTGAACAATCATTTTATTAACTAAACCATCTATACCAGCAGTATATCTGGTCCATCCCTTGGTGGCTTTCTTAAGATGTTCTCGCATCTTTGAAGCCTCTTCATCGGTATTATTGGGGAAAGTTACTGTATGACTGGTGTTAGCTAACTTAAACATATCTTGCAATGCGATGCCCATATCTGGATTTACTTTATATAAATCCCGAATTAAAGGTATCACATCAACACGAAAAGAGGGTTCAACTAATTTAGTCAACCCTTGTAATGATGTAATTAAGTTATCGCTATCATCGTCAACTGAAACCCTACCAGGTGAAATTGATGTGGCAGGCTTCTCCTCTTTATTAGAGGATGTACCATTCTTGGGAGGGTCCTTCTTACGTCCCCAACCCCAACTAAAATTGAAGTACTTTTTCATCTTGGTTGTACGATTACGTTAGTTTTTCCTTTCCTTATGTGATTACATATTGCTTTTCCAAAGATATCATCATCGGCATATACATCCCCTTCAAGGTCTACATCTACAGCTGAATTGTTAGCCCTATGTTTACCCATTGCAACAGGTCTACCTAAACCATCATAAATGAAGGTATAAGCTTCTTGTACAAAGAATGGGTCCTTAATGATTACGTGATCTAATCGAATATCTTCTTCCAAGTTTTCTATTATCACTGAACGATTCTTTTGGGTGGTTAACCAACCAGGGGATTTATCCATTTCAGGTCTACTTTTACCTTTTTTCTTTAGCATCTTCTGGTAGTAGTAAAGGTTAGGGTAGCCTTCGTCTTGAAGCTTAGAAGTTACTGATAAACCAACGTCATTGGATTCTGGAGCTATTACTGCCCAGTTAAACAACTTCCCAGTATCACCAAGTAACTTAGCATAAGCTCCCACTGCCATTCTTCCCTTATATACTACTTGTTCTTCTCCTAGCTTATCCATACAAGTAAATGAAGAGTAGTCAGAAGCTCTACCAGTTGAAACGTCTGCACCAATGAAATATTCTTTATCTGATTCGGGTTCACAGAATTGTCGGTATTGACCATTAAATCTCTTCTTAATAACTGGGTAATCACTAAGGCAGTCTTCGATAGCTTTAATATCGGCTAAGTCGAAGACTGTATTACCAGATGATAAGAAGTCACCATCAATTTCTTGTGCAGTTCGTTTTGCTCCCAAAGCAGAAGACATTTGGTTATACCAATTGATATCTCGTTCTGGGTGCATTTGCCAGTATAATCGAATTGGGTTAAAAGGATTACCTCCTGCAATGGCATCTACCCAAGTTGAGTGATAGAAATTACCAACTCCATAGGGAGTGGAATTGACGATGGCAGCTCCACCAGTGGAAAGAGTAGGGAATGCAGCAGCCCAAATTTGAGCAGCCCATCTTACTACTGCTGCCTCGTCAATTACCAGAAGAGAAAGGGATTCCGAACGACCGGCTTCGGATGATGTCGGAATTGATTCAATAAATGACCCATTATCAAATTCTATCATGGAAGCAGAACCGTATTCTCCAGCTCTACCATTGATTATGGGAGTTTGAAGGTACCATGGAAGATTCTTGTACATGAACTTAATCTTCTTAAGCACCTTCTTAGCAGTTGTGTCTTTGATAGAGATAATGTTTATCTTTTTGTTGGGATGGTACATCGCCAACCAAAGACAGTACATTGAAATAAGTTCTGTAATTCCTGCCTGACGGAATTTGAGAATGATATTGAATCGTTGGGCAATGAAATTGTAGAGAACAGATTTCTGAAATGGGTATAAATCGAATCTTACCTTTCCTCTTACTGGATGTATCACATAGCAAAAAAGGCTAAAAAAGAAAACATCACTAGAAACTCGGGATAGGTTTGATAGCTCCTCCCGAGTTAATGTAGTTCTAGTTTCTGAGATAGTCTTTGCCATTACTTAAAAGTTATATGTTATTTGAAATTCGATGTCAGTACCTATACCAGATTTTATCTTTGGGTAGTAAAAGGTATTGACTCCGAATTTGTAATTAAATCTCTTAGTCTTGATTGAAAGACCAGCTCCCATATCTAAAAGATTATTGAAAGGTCTGTATTTGCCATAGACGTATGGACTAAGTGATAACCTTGCAACTTTCTTTCGAGTTAATTGACCTTCATACCAGTTGTAGTTGTACTTATCTAAGTCGATTGGGAATAGTCTAGTTGAATAAGTGTTAGTCTCCTTATTGAACAGACTTAAGTTCAACTTATCTTTCTTCAAAACAATTTGAACCAGGGAATCTTGGTTACTGATAACTGGCTGCCTTAGCATGGAATCAGGAAAGAGAGTTGGCTGCTTATTATCATGAACTAAGATTTTACCTGGTTCAATTTTTTCTGAGTACTTCTTCTCTGGTTTGAAGGGTTTCTCTGTGTATACTGTATCTGGGATTTCATTGACCGCTAGTTCTAAGGAATCAACCTCTCGAGAAAGTTTGTAATTCCTGAAGCAAAGGTAAATAGTAAATCCTAGAAGTACAATAAACAAGGCCTTCTTTAAATTCTTCATGTTCAAAAATTTTAGGAAGTTCGCACGCTTAATGATACTATCTATTCGGTAATCGCTTAGCGATTACCTTTATCGAACGAAGTGAGATAATATCCAAATATACTACTTACGATATGATATATGAATAGCTATATATACGCAGATAAATATATAGATATATATACGTAGTATATTATATATCTATATATTTCAAGGCACCCCAGAAACTTATATATAAGACTTTATATATAAAGCTGAAACTCAAGGTTTCTTGGTATTTGCCTTTTTGAGGCATTCCTTAAACCAATAACCTATTTCACCTACTGCCCCTTTGGCAATTGTATATCTTGCCTTGTTAAGCCAATAATGGTAATCCTTAAAATCACCTTCGAAGGTATCACCATTTTTGTGAAGGTAAATTTCGAATTTATCGGGGAATCCCATAATTGCCTTGAAGTCTTCGGTTCCCAGAGGATATCCATCAGGTCTAAATTGCCTATCTGCAGGTCTGAGAGTTAAGGGAGGTTTATCATACTCCAATCGATATACTCCTGGAAGAGTACTCATCTTTGCAGTTTTGATAGGCCACTTCTTTTCATCTTTAAAATCTCTAACCCAGAGTCTATGTATCTTTGCTACTGTAAGATTCTTCTTTTCAGGAAGCTTCCGATAGTCATACATTGCCAGAGTTTTACTCATAAACGGAATCTGGTTAGTATTATTTTCCTGAGAGAATGTGAGTGGTTTAAGTAAATTTCTAGTAGTTGTTGGAGTTTTTACTTGAAATACTTCATCAAAAGCATTCAAATATTTCTTACCAGTTTTTCTATGTACTCCAATGATAAGTAATCTCTTTCGTGATAACTGTGAGTTACCGTAGTCAGAAACGCTTCTTTCGTGAAAAATAAATTTATAGTCTTCAAGAGTTTTTTGAAGATATTCTTTTGGGAGCAAAGATAGCAAACGAGGTAAGTTTTCAATAAGAAATATCTTAGGTTTATAATGTAAGATTGATTGAATTACTAGATTCAGGGATTTATTCTCTTGGGGATTGCCCAATTCTTTTACTTTTGAAAGCCTCATAATAGAAGATGCTCCACAGTCTGGACTTGAAAGTATGATGTCTGGCTTACAATCTGGGAAGGTTTCATCTTTATAATATGGTATACCACCAAAGTTCAATTTCCACTGCTCTAAGCCTTTAGTATAAAATACTCCTCGAGTTTCTATATTAGCTATCAAATTCTTTCTAAAAGGGAACAAAAGGATGCCTGCACCAGCAGACACCCCTAATACTTTTAATTTTTTCATTTCTTGTAGCTTCTCAATTTAATGTACTTAATCCAAGCAAATGGCTTACGGTCTTCCAAGTAACTCAGATACTTATCATTATTGTGAGCTTCTTCTTCAAAACTTACATCATGATACCTTTCATTCTGTTTATCCCATTTGGCAAAACACAGAATGAGAAGATATTCGATAATATACCAAAGGTAGAAGAGACCAAAACAGAGAACTACTACCCACCAGAAGGATATATCGAATAATACCCAGAGTATGATACCAAGTATCAAACCGACTATACTACACTCAATCTGTTGTACCTGATGGATTCTCTCATGGTTGATATCATCCGGTTTACACTCCTCTACTCTATGCTTGAAAAAGGAGTTGTACAACATGGTTATTGCCTTGTAACTGGGGAAAAGGAATACTTTTGCTACCCAGCTGTTAAAATGACATCTTTTCATAATTTACCTTTAAAGTTTTCGTAAGCATTTCTTAGTTTTTGGTCGTAGGCATTCTGGGCATACCCGGGACCATTGTATTTTCTGGCAAAGCCAGCCCAGTCCTTTTCTTTGAGATTACTCAAACAACCAGAGTTTTTCATGAAATAATACATGAGTTCTAGTTGATTTGCATGAGATTCCGACATCTTATGAACGAATTCGAAGACATCTTTACATTCACAGAGGTTGTGATTGAACCCACAAATCTGGAACATTCCCCAACTTGCAGACTTCAATGCACATTCTTCGTCAATTTCTTTGGCTAATTCGAGTCTCTTATACTCGTGTACACCTCCCAAATACTTAGATTTATCCCATTTAGGGAAGAAAATCGTAGAATATCTCTTACAAAGGTAAGCTAAATCTCTGTCAGGGGATTTCTTATGTACTTCTTTGTACATAATGTGACCCTCAAAGAGAATTTGAGGCCTACCATCAGCTAAAAACCCATCTCTACCTGCTGCTTCTACCAATTGAACAGCTTTCAATAGAGCAGGTTCTAGACCTAAGCGAATAGCAAGGTCTTTAATCATTTCATTTGTTAGTTTATCCATAACTTATCAGTTTTAATGGTTCAATATTAGTAACGAAAGTATTGCTTATAACCCATTTTTAGGATGTTTCGAGGTTCTATTATCATATATAATTTATAAAATAATGCAATATGGGCAAGAAAAATGAATGCCAGATATGTGGCAAACCAATTAATTTAGAGGAATTCGATGAAACTAGAGAGATTCCCCAACTTATGGCAAGAAAACAAATTTGTTTTCAATGTGCTTTTTGGTCTAATCGATTAGCTTATGATAAAGAACTTGAAAAAGAGAAGAAAATTGCCGTAATTACTCCCGATTATTCCCATTGGATAACTAGAATACCGGGAAGTATTTTAATGGTACCTTCTGCTTTTGGGGGAATTTACCAAACTAAACTCCAACCAGTCAACACTCTTGGTGTTATAGATGAAGATAAAGAGAAACTTTTCATCATCCGTTATAATAACATCACTCACCAGGGCACTATACCGGAGCATCTAAGAGATGCTTTTAAAGTAAACGGAATATTTCTATCTCCACAGGAATACAAAATGCTAGAGGATTACCGGGGCAATGCCTATGAATTTATAAAAAATAAAATAGATAATGCAATAAATAAAGAATAATTTCGTATATTTGCATAAAGAAAATTTCTAAATAAAATAGATATGAAAAAAGAAAAGAAAGAAGCTAAAAAGCTCAAAGAAGGTGATGAAGTTATCTTCGTATTATCAGGAAGACCCATCACAGAGAAAGTAACAGTAGAATCCATCGATAAGAAAGGTGGATTTGCAATGCTCAGTAACCGGGTAAAAGTTGCAAGAACTCTCGGTCCTGATAATACATATTCAAGGTTGGATGGGCAAAAAGGAGATGTTCTTCCTCTCACAGAAGAACATGAGAAAGCCTACCTTGCATATAAGGCTTATTTCTCGATTAAGAGAAATATAGAGTTCCTTGACAAGGAAATGAAAAGTATAAAAGATACAGATGCTTCCGATATGATGATTGAATTTGATAAGAAGCTTACCAAGATTATTAACAAATACTTCAAAGAACAATGATGACTACGGTATTAGCGATAATTTACTTGGTATGTTTGCCATTCACGGTATTTTTTGTAAGGGTTTGTTTGGATTATTTACCCTATACTCACAAAATACACTCTCTCGTTTTATTCATCTCGGTATGGATAGTATTACCTCTATTTCCGATTTATCTATTAATCAGATACATAAAATACAAATTACTATGAGATACTTTTTTGACAGAGATGGTAATTATGCTGGGTCATCAATGCAAGGGTGGGAGATTCTTCTCCTACTCTTGTTCCCAGTTGCTCTAATAATCTTCCTCGTATTCTTACCTTTCTATGTATTTCATAAATACAGTTCTAGAGAAGAGGATAAAAAATACGAGGAAGAACATCCAGAAATACTAAAAGTAGATTCTTATATTACCTGCTGGTATCCATGGCATAGATATTCTGTTGCATATACACTGGCTCTTATATTCTGGGTAATTGCTTTTATAATTGGGATATTATCTTAATACAGGTATTAAGTTGGAGCTACCCAATAAAAATTCAAATCTAATGGATATTTTTTAGTGGGGTTAAACCTACTGGAGAGTATAGGAGTATCACTGCTAGCAGA